GCCCCGGTGACCGCGACCACGTCATCACGGACCTGACGCGCAAGGTCGTGGCGGGTGAGGACCCGCTGCACATCCTCGGTGACGGGACGCAGGTCCGGTGCTTTACCTGGGCCGAGGACATCGCCGAAGGCATCGTGACGGCGATGGAGCACCCGGCGGCGCTGAACGAGGCCTTCAACATCGCCTCGCCGCACGCGGTTACCATCCAGGAGCTAGCCGAGACGATCTGGCGGAAGGTGCGCGGCGATGAGCCGCGGATCGTCCACGACGAGGGCATCCGGCACGACGTGCAGCGCCGTATCCCTTCCGTGGAGAAGGCACGGGACGTCCTCGGCTTCAAGGCCCGGACGACGCTGGACGAGATGCTCGACCGGATCATCGCGTGGGTAAGAAGGACGTTTTAGGTAGATATAGGAGCATATGTGCGAATTTTGTGGCACTCTAACGCTCCGTGGATCACGACCGGCTACGGGCAGCAGACGGGGATCTGGCTTCCGCGGATAGCAGCCCTCGGCCACGAGATCACGGTATCGGGACCGTTCTCGTTTGCCGGCTCGCCGATGGGGTGGAACGGGTTCACGGTGCTGCCGGGATCACAAGACCCCTTCGGCAACGACATCCTCTCGGGGCACTACAACTACGTGAACGCGGACCTGCTGATTACGCTGTGTGACGTGTTCATGCTCGACCCGGCTTCGGTCAGCGGGCTGAACGTGGCGCACTGGCTGCCGGTGGACTGCGACCCGATGGGGGCGATGGACGCCGAGCGCGCCCGGATCCTCAGCCCGAACCTCATCGCCATGAGCGAGTTCGGCCAGCGCATGATGCAGGACAAGGGCTTCGACCCCATGTACGTCCCGCACGGCATCGACATGCAGGAGTTCAAGCCACCGGTTAACCGGGTGAAGCTCCGGGAAGACATGGGCCTGGGTGAGGACCTTTTCCTCATCGGGATGAACGCCTCGAACAAGGACGGCCCTCGCAAGGGGATCATGGAGCAGATCGAGGCGTTCGCGCTCTTCCACGAGAGGCGCCCGGACAGCCGGATGCTCGTCCACAGCATCGCGCAGCCCAAGGGCGGGCTCGACATCCGGGCCATGGCCGAGGGACTCGGCATCATGGACTCGATCATGCTTCCCGACCAGTACATCCTCGCGTGCGGGCTGATGTCCAGGCAGCAGCTTGCCAGCTGGTACGGCGCGCTGGACCTGGTGACGAACTGCGCGTACGGGGAGGGCTTCGGGCTGCCGGTTATCGAGGCGCAGGCGTGCGGCACTCCCGTCGTCGTCACGGACTGGTCATCCATGCCCGAGCTATGCGGCAGTGGCTGGAAGGTCACGGGAGAAAAGTACTGGGTGCAGGGGCACAACTCGCACTGGATGCGGCCGTCCGTCGCCCGGATCGCGGATGCCTACTCCGAGGCGTATGACCGGCGGAAGGATGGCCGCATGGCAGAGATGCGGAAGAAGGCCCGGGAGTTTGCCATGCAGTACGATGCCGACGCGGTGCTGGCAAAATACTGGGTACCGGTCCTGCAGGAACTGGAAGACCGCCGGCCGCAGGTGACGATCCTGGACCTTGCCGCGCGGGAGAAGCTTGACCTTCCCGCGCCCCCGGAGCAGGAGCCGCACGTGCGAGACATGCTCCTGATCGTGCCGTCGCGAGGGCGGCCCGCGAGCGTGCGCCGCATGGTTGAAGCCGTGGCTGCGACCTCGGAAGCCGAGACCGATATCATCTTCGCCTTCGACAACGATGACCCGGAGTTGCTGGCGTCTATCCAGGAAACCGCCGGGGCGCTGTACGAGACGGGGCCGCGGAAAAACCAGATCCAGTGGACGAACAAGATCGCGCTGGAGAAGGCAGATGCTTACCGTACCCTCGTGTGCCTCGGTGACGACCACGTGCCGAGGACGCCGGGCTGGGACGCGCAGCTTCTCCGGGCTATCGGCGCCGGGAACATCGTCGCGTACCCCAACGACAAGGTGCGAGACGACATCCCGGAGGTCATGGTCATCCGGTCGGAGGCCGTGAAGGCACTGGGCTGGATGCTGCTGCCCGACCTGGAGCACTACTACTGCGACAACGTGTGGGGCGACCTCGGCAAGCACGCGCACCGTATCGCCTACCTCCCGGACGTCATCGTAGAGCACATGCATTACCTCCGCGTCAAGGAGGTCGAGCATGACGACACGTACCGCAACAACGAGACCCGCCTCATGCACGACAAGTCAGCGTACGAGGCATGGCGCGCCCAGCGCATGAAGGACGACCTGGAAAAGCTGAAGGCCATTATCAGCGTGCCAGTGCCAGCGTGACCGGAGGCTTATGTCTTTTACGCCCGCGCAGTTTCTCGTCAACGGCACCGCCACCCCGGTCACGGGTGCGCTGGCGAATGCTTACACGGTCGTCTCGAACACCGGCGGCACGACGGCGTACATCGGCGTCATGAACGGCACCGTAGCCCCGACCGCGGCCAACGGGTTCCCGGTTCCTTCCGGGGCGGTCATCCCGCTGGGGCAGCTTACCGGCCCGGCGCTGTACGCGATCACGGCGTCGGGAACGGCAACCGTCGGAGTGTGGACCGCTTACGTCTACGGTTGATCATGGCCGGCACCGTTTACCTTCCCGCATGGTACACGTCCGGGGCGCAGGCCTCCGTGACGTGCGCGAGCGCCTCGGACGCCGCGCGGATGGCGAGCATCATGCAGAACAGCCCGTCCCTCGGCACGGCGATCCCGACCCAGGTCATGGGCAACAGCTACCGGTGTGACCTGTACTGGACGACGACGCCCTGGCCGGCGGGGACGGGAACGCCGCAGCCGATCTCGCCACCGTCTCAGTCCCAGGTCACGGCTGCCGTGATAGCGACCGGGATCGCGTACCAGGGCATCAGTTTTTCTTCCGGCGTAGAAGGGGGGCCGTGGTAGTGCCCAAGATCAATTTGCCCGCCGGGTGCTACGGTCTTACTGGCCCCGACGGGTCGAAGACCCGCCGGGTGAAGCCCGGCACCAGCGTCACGGTTACCGACGAGCAGGCCAGGGTCATCAACCATAGCAGCAACGCCTCGCTCGGTATCATCTCCGGCACGCAGGCAGCCGTCATCGGCACGAAGAGGGGACGCTGGTGCCCGGCATGCGCCCGGCTCTGGCAGGCATGGTCCGTTACCTGCCCCAGATGTGGCAGGGATACCGAAGAGGAGGAGTAGATGGCCGTTTACGCAAGGAGCGACGTGATGCACGTCGCTATTCCCGTCGAGAGCGGAGGCTGCGGCGAGGGCCACAGCCGACCCGTGATCAACGGGGCACCGGCGAAGATCTGGAAGCTGACGTGCCCGAGATGCGAGACGTACATCAAGGACGACATCGCGCGGTCCACGTACGTCATGACCGATCGTGACGGCAAGAAGCACACCGTCAACAACTCCACCTGGGGAGAGCACCAGACCAAGACCCCGCTGACGCCGGACGAGGAGCGGATCGCGGAGGACCTGCAGCGCGAGGGCGAGACCGGCGTGGCGAAGCTGATGGAGGGAATGGCGTCAGCCGCCTGGGCCGAGCAGAACAAGCAGCGCGTCACGGAGGTCGAGCAGGCCGAGAAGCAGGCAGCCGAGCAGGCCGCGGCAGACCGCGTCGCCCAGCTGGAAGCCGAGCTACGCGAAATGCGCGCACTCGTAGCGGGCATCGCCGGCAGCGCCCAGAAGCCCGTGGACGTTGCCCGTGCCGAAAGCGCAGCGCGCGCTACGCCGAAGCAGCCAGGCAAGCCTCGGTACATCTCAGCGCGCGAGAAGGCTAGCTGCTCGTCGTGCGGAGGCCCGCTCCGGGCCCCGGGTGCGAAGGGGCCGACGCCGAAGGAGACCTGCCTGGGATGCCGGGCCAAGGCCCGAGGCGCGACGGCAGCCTGATGTCATGGCGGACCCGCGGCGTTCTCTTCCCAGCTGGCACACCGTGCGAGCGGTGCGGGGCGGGACGCCGCGGAGGCCGCCGCAAGGCAGCCGCGATCGCGGACTGCCGGGAGTGCCATGCCGCGGTCTGCGAGCGCCATGCCCGCTGGGACGATGACAGCTGGCTGTGCACCCCCTGCGCCCGGAGGGCCGGGATCGACGTAAAACTGCGGTAGCACTCACCTGGTGGCTGGCACAGGAACCCTGGCTGCACTGGTGCGATGGCTGGCAGTCGTGAGTAGGCAGTTACACCTTGGCAGGCACCGGGTACCGGCTGCAAGTTAGTCTCGGCGGGCATTACGTGACAGGCTGCATCTAATTATAGCTCAGGAGGCACCGTGGCAGTCACCATTGCCGGGCCTCTTACTCCCTACATCACGCCGCAGATTCTCCTGAATGCTCCTACGGGAATCAGCTGGAAGACGATCCCGGCGATCGACGCGACCCCGGCCGAGCAGGCCGCCGAGCAGATGAACCTCTGCCAGCGCGCGACCTCAATGGTCGAAACGTGCACCAACAACATCCTCCGGGCAACGGTCGATACCGAGTCGCTGTATGGCCCCGACTTCCGGATCACCGTCAACCGGGACACCTACGTCACCCGGGCCGAGCTATCCCGGTACCCGGTTACCCAGGTCCTCGGCGGGCAGTCGTCTTATGCCGGGGCGTTCCCCCCGCAGTGGACGGTGATCCCGGCTAGCCAGTTTGCCATCGAGCGCCCCGTGATCGGCATCTACGGGTCGTCAGCGCCGTCGAACTCGGGCGACGGAGGGCAGTCCGTCCTCATCGCGCCCGGGTACGTGGACTGGTTCTACGGCCGGCGCGGGTACCTGCTCCAGGTTACCTACATCAATGGCTGGCCGCACTGCTCGCTGACGGCGGCGGTAACGGCCGGGAGCAGCACCATCGAGGTAGACGACTGCACCGGCTGGGCTCCGGTTACCGCGGGCGGGCAAGGTGCCGGCGGGATCATCCTTGACGGGGACGACCAGGAAGCCGCGACCGTTACCGCTGCCACGGCGCAGTCGGGGCCGGGAACACTGACCCTCGGCGCGCCGCTGTCGTTCGGCCACGGAGCCCAGGTCGTGTTCACGACCTTCCCGCAGCAGGTCATCCTCGCCGCGATCTTCTTCGCCACGGCCCAGGCCCTCGTCCGGGGCGCGACGGCGACAACGATCCAGTCCATCTCCGGGACGGGGCAGGCGACCGCAAGCGGCCACTACGAGCTGATCAAGACCGGGGAAGAGCTTCTCTGGCCGTACAGGCGCATGATCTGAGATGCCGGTCAACACGGTACACCAGGCGATCAAGGGGATCCTGGACGGGCTGGTCGTCCCGGGCAAGGCCGGGGTGCTGCACTGCTACATCACGCCGCCCGACCCCCGAGATGACCCTGACCCGGCGATCTACATCTGGCCGTCGCGAGGCAACGAGCACCGCCAGTCGGTGCCCAGGGCCAGTCCTGGCTACCAGGCAAGCTTTCAGTCCGGCTGGAAGGAGATCGTGCACACGATCGACGGGTTCCTGACCTGGTTCGGGGAAGATACCGACAACCAGGCAGACTCTACCTTCCCGGCGGTCGTGGACCTGGTCATGCAGGCCCTCAGGAATGCCGACGACCCCATGTATGCCATCACCGACCCGCTGACCGGGCAGCAATCAGATCTGGCCGGGATCGGCGAGAAGCTGTCGTACGAGATCGGCCCGGTCCGGGCTACCGCCGACCAGCGCTACCTCAGGTACGACGCCCTGATCACGGTGACGATTAGCGAGTGGTTCCAGGCTTAGCACCTGCCTGATGGCTGGCACGCACGTTATGGCTGCTCAGAGCGCCAATGGCTGGCAACACCCTATTGGCTGCTGGCATTGTGTCAATGGCTGGCAACCCCCTATTGGCTGTAACACATGATCCTATCCGTGGAGGCTAGTGAGGTACACCTTCTCCGGCCCGGGGACATATGTGTTCCCGGAACTCGCAGGCCCCCCGGGTAGCGGGACGCTGACGGCTGTCCCGGGACAGACTTACGACTTCGAGGGAGACCCGCCGGGGCCTGCGCAGTGGTGGGGGCCCGTTGCCAGTAAGCCTGCCGGGACCGCATCGCCAGCAGCTGGCACCGGTACCGGCACGACAACGCCTGCTGTCCCGGACAAGGGGGAGTAACACATGCCACTCACCGTCCCGACTACGATCTTCCCCAGCGAACGGCGGGCAATCGGCATCGCGCGGGAGACGACCCCGGGTACCGGCGTCCTGCCGGTCTACACCGTCCCGGTGCAGGGCTTCGTCCCCGAGGACAAGCCGATCTGGCTGCCTGACACCTCGCTCCGGGCCGCGATGGCGGAAACCTACGGCCTGATCCAGGGCCCCTACGTCGCCGACCTGGCGCTCGACAACAGCCCCGTCTACGGCGACACCATCGGCCACTTCCTGTGGAACATCCTCGGTGACTACACCGCGACCGGGTCGAACGTCACCCCGAATACGACGACAACGGCGACGCTCTCGCCCGGCGCGACTCTCGTCCCCATGCTCTCGACTACTTCGTTCACGTCGGGCATGTGGATTCAGGTTGACATTAACACGACCGGCGGGCCGTACAACGCCGAGATGGTCCAGCTCAGCGGGCTGAGCGCCGGCACGGGAACGCTGACCGCTGGTACCCCGATCCGGCTCAGCCACATCGCCACGGCAACCGTGTCCAACACCTCGGCACCGTACACCCACCGCTTCTCGCTGCTCAACGGCACCGCGAACGCGCAGCCGCCGTCGCATACCTTGACCGACAAGAACTTCATCAACACGACGTCACTGTCGCGCTGGTACCCGTTTTCCTGCATCTCGGACATCACGTTCACCGGCAACGCCGAGGCGCTGTTCCGGTGGACGGGCAAGGGCATGGGCTACGCGAACAGCACTCCGGGCTCCCCGCCGACGGTCAACGTGTCCACGGTCCCGGCGCAGCCGGTCTGGCGGTCTCTCGTCGGGCTCGGCGGCACCGCGGGCGGCACGTCGGAGCTTTACCAGATCGCGGAGTGGGAGTTCAACCTCATGCGGGTGGTCGAGCCGTACTTCACCGCCGACGGGGCGCAGAACCCGTTCGTGTTCGGCCGGGGCAAGTTCTCGACCAAGGGCAAGATGAACTTCATGCCGACCCTGGACGAGAGCCCGCTCTACGACATGCTGAACAACACCCAGCCGCAGGTCCAGATCATCCAGAGCAACGGGCTGGCCGGCACCGCGGCCGTGTCGGTGACGTTCGACCTGCAGGTGACCGCGTTCGATGCCTCGGTGATCGAGCCCGGCAAGGCGCTGTTCGGCTACAACGACACCTTCCAGGCGATTGCTAACACAACTAACATCGGGAACTCGGCCGGCTACAGCCCGCTGTCGGTGACGGTCGTCAACAGCGTCCCGAGCTACTGAGACCTCCGCGGCGGGTAGGTCCTGCGGCTGTACGCCTCGACCGCCTCGAGGCGCATCTCGTCGTAGCGGGTGAGGATCTCCGCGAGTGCCCGGGCAACGTGCCCGTCATGAGAGTGCTTCTTGCCGGCAGCGGCATCAAGGATGTCCATCAGTTCCCGGGGGATTTCTTCAGGTGTCATCACGTTCTCGGTTGCTCGTAAGCCTGGCATAGGCTTCTCTGACATCAGGGCCTTCGGCCCTCCACGACCCTGCATGGTCACCCGGGTCAGCGACCCGGGATTCCGCGGCCTGGATTCCCAGCATGACACTGGCCAGGCCGCGGTTCCACGTTTCTATGAGCAGCTCACCTTTCGTGGCAAGGCAGTGGTCATCCTTGCACGGCGGCCCGTGAAAGAGCCGCAGCCGGTTCACGCCATTCATCGCTGGCATCCTACCAGGAGGCACATGTGCGCATCACCCTTCCCGACGACGGCTGGGCGGACCTGAGAGACCCCTCGGATCTCAGGGCCAAGGACAAGATCGCCGTCCAGCGCGCCATCGTGTTCAGCATGCTCAGCGGTGACAACGGTGAGCAGGCCCGCATCCCGGTCAGCGCCGCGATGAGCGACGACATGTGCATCGCGCTGCTGTGCCGGATCATCACGGCATGGTCGCTGCCGTATCCCGTGCCGGCTACGGCAGCGGTGCTGGAGGATCTCCCGGTACCGGTGTACCAGGCCCTCTGCGACGGTATCGAGGAGCACCTGGAACTGGTGCGGGCAGCCCCAAAACGCAGGACGCCTACCGCATCAAGTGGCTCATAGAGGGCAAGGCGGTCAAGGACCTGCCGACGGGGCTCGACCAGACCGACATCACGTACCTGATGCTGTACGAGCGGTACCACTGGACAACCGACGACATCGACAACCTCCCGCTGAAGCACTACCTGTACATCCCCCTGGTAGCGGCAGCGCAGGCCGAGATCGCGAAGGAGGCGCAGCGGCGTGGACTTCGCTGAGGCTAGCCAGGTGTACGCCCGGATCGGCGCGGCGTTCGGCCCCGCAAGCGAGGCCGCGTGCAACGCCATGGCCAAGGCCTTCCAGAACGGCGTCAAGCACGAACTGGCCCGGTTCCCGCACGGCGAGCATACCCGGACGCCCTCCCCCGTAGGAGCCCCGCCCGGGATGATCAGCGGGATCCTGCGGGAGTCCGTGACCCGGACGCCCGCGGCCGGCAGCGGTGGCCGGTACGAGGCCTGGGTCGGCCCGCACACGGTGTACGCCAAGATCCAGGAGTTCGGCGGCTTCATGCACGCCGAGCGGGAGCAGTACATGAGCTGGGTCACGGACGGCCGCCGGTACTGGCGGAAGCACGTCGTCTTGCCGCCGCGGCCGTACATGCGGCCCGTGGCAAGGCGGATGAGCGCCAACGGCCAGCTGACCGAGGCGGCGCTGTACGCAGCCGGCGCGGTCGTCTACCCTGTCGAGGTGTAGGAGGGGGCGAGATGCCCGATCTTGACCCCATCATCCAGGACATCATCGTTGAGGCGCAGCAGGCTATCGACGAGATGGAGGAGGTTGCCAAGGTTGCCCTGGAAGCCGGCGTCGCGTTCGATGACCTGCTCAAGGACGTCATCAGCACGAGCGAGGCGTTTCAGGCCGGCGCCCTCACGGCCGGCGACTACAAGGACGACATCGACTCGCTTCTTGCATCCCTGAGGGGAATGTCAGAGAGCGAGGAAAGTGCTGGCGCGGCTGTCGTTGCCGCAGACGCGGCGATGTCGGTGCAGAAGAATACCGTTCAGGACCTCAAGAGCCAGTTTGCCCAGGCTGGCCTTGCCCTCAGGGCACTCAAGGCTGCCGAGAAGGATGCTGCCGGCGGGATGGCCGAGAAGACGGCAGCAGCCGCTTTCCAGAGTGAGGCGCTTGACAACCTCAAGGGGCAGCTTGGCCAGGCTGCGCTGGTCGCTAGCATTTTCTCGGCAGCCGAGAAGAAGGCAGCCGCGGATACGACGGCAGCTGGTACCGCCACGCGGTACGCCATCGGCTGGTGGCGGCTGTCGGGGAACGCTATTCACTGGATAATCTCGGGGTTTGCCGAGCTTGCCGCGGTGCTGGTGCCGGCCATGGTCGCGTTCGGCGCATGGGCAGCGGTCTGGCTTCAGGGCACCACGAACGTCGTTGAGCACATCAAGTCGGTCTACATCGCCACCGAGGCGCTGGCAAACGCCGGGGCCGAAACTGCCGGGCAGATGATGGGCCTCGGCAAGGCCCTGCAGACCGCGCAGAACGAGGCAAACGCTAACGTTTACCAGGCCCTCGGTGCCGCGGTCCTCATTGTCAACGAGCGGTTTACGAATCTTGCCCAGGTAGGCCGCACCGTCGGCGAGGTTTTCGATGCCTTCATGGGCAGGCTCGTTTACGACTTCAGTGCCGCCGGAGGCGCGGGCCAGGTCCTCGGCGGGCTGCTGCGTGACATGATCCCGGACCTGGTCGAGATCGGCCAGATCTTCGGTA